TACTCAGCCTCAGCTTTCGTTCTACCAAAGCCTGTAGCCCCGTAGAGAGGTGCAAAGGTGTGTGCCTTAGCTTCTTGTCTAGACATAGGTTGCCCGGCCTCAGTGATGATCTGTGCCGTGTAGGAGTGGACATCAAATCCAGTAGACACCTCCTCCATAGCAACCTTATCCTGGGACAGTAATGCTGCCACCCTAAATTCTAGCTGTGCAAAGTCTGCTTCAAGTATCTTACCTTTTAGTCCAAACGCATCGCTATCCCAACGAGACACAAATACTTTCTTCACCGGGAAGGTACCACCTCTAGGCATATTCTGCATATTAGGATTGCGTCCACTGAAACGTCCTGTAGCTGTAACATGCTGTGTAAGACTAACATGTAGGAACCCATCCTCTTTTGTGTAGTGCTCAATGCCATCAACAAAAGCTGACAGATAACTTGACACGGCACTTTGTCGTTTCAGGTCCGTCAAGAAAGTCTCAGCTGTTTTCATATCCTTTGCCTTGGCTATATTAATAAGATTATCCAGGCTGCCTTTACTAGTAGAAAAACCATTAGCACTAACCCAGGACTTAGACGGGGGGAAGAACCCTAGACCTGCCATGTGTCGTAATTTTGTCAGTGTATATCCCCTTGTGTCACATTCTTGACATCTGTTTGGTTTAGCAAAAGGTGTGCCATCTTTCTTCTTCTTATGTATCTTACCCTTGCCATTACAGGCCCGGCATATATAGGCTTTTGTCTTAACCATCATGGCACTATTATCTTTAACAGTTTGTTTAAACTCATCCTTGCTTTCCACATCATCAAACACAACAGCCCACTTCTTTTTATCCAGTAAAATCCTAGAGTATATAACCTGGCTAACTTGCTCTGGAGAGTTGAGGTTTATTGGTGTGTCCCCCATCAGTTCTCTCACTTGCTGCTGCAAACGTCTTTCTATCTCTGTTAGTTCCTGTTCAAAGTCTTTACGCACTTCTTGTAATGCTTGCCTATCTATCTTAAAACCATTCATGTACATTCTTGTTAATGTCTTACACACATCGTTTGTTATGTCCCGGACCTTAACTAATGATTGTGCCTCCGGCTTGTCATATTCCTCCATCAATCGCCAGTACAAACTCTTGGTTACAACAAGGTCCTGGTGTAGATACTTTGACAGATCATCCAAAGGTATCTCATCTGTTTGATAGCCCCGTCTGAAATAATCTTTTAGTGTGTCCGACTTCTTCATGTCCAGGTTGTATCGTATAGCACAATTCTCCAGACTAACGGAGCCCTTCTGTCCACGCTGTAATATGTAGTCTCCAAGCATAGTGTCAAAGATGGGACCGTTGTACTTAAACCCACAGGCCCACAACCACTGAAGATCATACTGCAAGTTGTGTCCTATTAGTAACTCTGTCTTGTCCAGGATAGCTTGCAGCTTTTTGTTTGAGTCATCATCCGTTATCTTTTTCTCTGCATGATCGAACACAAATATCTCACTATCATACTCTAACCAATCCAGGACACCTACGAGTGTCAAAGAGTTGCCGGGCTCAAATGGGTCCAGGTGTAACTTCCCGTCCCGTTTAGTTGTCGTGTTTTCTACATCAAGTATTATCTTCATTGTTTTCTTTCTCCTTGGGGTAGTAGACCTCAACGTAACTTTTACATGTAGGACAAGTTAGATTAGTTACAATACTATAATCTTCACTATCCTCAACGTCATGGTCCCCTCCCCATATTAATTCAGTAGTACAATGCCAACACTTCATGATTTATACAGTTTGCTCTTTCTTTATTCTTGCAACATCGGGTAGCATTTCTTTGAGATAGTCGTAGCAGCCCTCATAAGAATTATCAAAGCCACTATTTGATGACGCTATCGTAAAGTGTTCCCCGGTGGCCTCTACCTTGAAGTCAAAGTATGTGCAATCCTTTCCCTCAAAAGCTATGCCGTGCTGTTTACACAGCTGTCTTAATCTTCTTCCATAAACTCTCTGACTTTTATTCCATTCAGCGTTAGCATCTTTAATCTTTTGCTTTGCTGCTTGATGAAGTGGTGAAGCTATTAAATCATTTAATCTGTTAAACATGAGTTTTCTCCTAAAAATTAAAATTTAAAACTATAACAAGCATAAGGACAACAAAAAAATAAGTCAAGCACTTTTATTTTATTCTTTAAAATCAAACACTTAAGCAGAATACCTTCCAGTCTCGACATCTAGTTCGACATGAACCGTTCCGTGCCATCCGGTTAGTTTATTTTTAGCCAATCGAATATGTCTTTGAGGGTCATTACTGTCCTGGCCTTCAATGTCTGGATTCTTGCTGATAAGCAGCATCAAGTCTGCCTCAGCTGCTTTGCCCGTCTTACTACCCTCAAGCATAGACTGGTTAACATTTATCTTACCTTCTGCTTCTGCTGAGAGTTGAGACATCCAGATAATTACACAGTTATATTTCTTGGCTATATTCCTGGCGTGTATGGCTGCCTCTTTCAAATAGATATCAGACCTTTCAGACCCGGCTGTTGCAAACTTATCCCCCATGTCCAGAATAATAATATCTGGTTTAACACTCTTAGCAAGCTGCTCCACATAATCCATATTCTTATCTGTAGCATCTTTAATAGACAGTAATTGTTTGATTGGCTCATAGCGTTTCAGTGCAACGGACCTGTTCTCCAGGACCTGATCGCTAGACATCTTAGACTTACAGTATAGATATCTTAATCCTACTCTCTTGTATGCCTCTTCATTACACAGAACCACACACCTTGCACCCTGATCTATAAACCCACCCTCAGACGCTATGAGACTAGCGTGGAAGGAGGTCTTGCCTGTATTTGGCCTAGCCCCTACAATCACAAAGTGCCCACCACTGAGCCCCTCAACCCGTCTGCGTAAAGAAGGTATGTTAAACTTCCATTGAAACTTTAGATTGAGATGATCGACAAGAGTATTAAAACTAATGTCATCTCCCTCAAATTTAAAACTAGGAGTGAAGTCATCTTGATATTGATCTAGGATGTTTCGTAAGGGCTCCAGGTTATTCTTTGTACCATTCACATAGTCAAAGCCAAGGTTCGCCACTTCCTCTCCAACCATTTGTTGAAATAGTTTAGACAATACTTCCTTGGCTATCTCACTATTCATGGCCTCCTCTTTTGCTATCTTACTAAAGATAACTTCAAAGGAAGATTTGTTTGCTGAAGTCAGCGTCCCGTTGTTAGCAAAGAAAAGAGCCTGTAGTTCTGTTATAGACACATCCCTCTCGTGCTTACTCATAGTTTCATCCAGAGTGTTTTTTATCTTCCGTATGTCCTTACTAAATAGTTTGTCCGGGCACTTACTACCTTTGTGGTCCTCATAGAAGTCACGCTGCATAAGGCTCCTAATTAGTGCTAGTTCTATCATTCTGTATCTTCTCCTCTATTAATCCATCAATAAGATTTAACATCTTGTCAAAGTCTTCTTTACCTAAATTCTCTATGTAGAACCATTCATTAGCCCTCTTTCTGCTTAGTCCCTCAGCTAGAGAGTGTGCCATCTTTTCTGCTATGGCTCTGTGCTTAAACTTTTTATAAGTAACTAACTCATAGTCCCGATGAGGACTGCCTGTTTGATAGCTATTACATCTATCCACAGACTCAATAGCTTTACCTATCTTGTACCAATTTCCCCAGGCCGGGTTCCTCATGATGTACACTTCTCCTTCTGGTGACAATACGTAGTTAACTAAAGA